GGCCTGCGATCTGCGTCAGGCCATCCAGGGCATCAACCGCTATCACCAACTCGCGGTGAACCTATGAAGATCAACTGGCTGCGGATCTCACTCGGGATACTCGCGATACTCGCGGTGTCATACGTCGGCCTGGCGCATGGCGCCCTCACGATCTGGGAGGCTCCGGTCTACAGCACGGCCACCTACGTGTGGACCGATACACCGTGTGGGACGACCGCCACGAAGACCATCGCCACGACAACCATTGCGCAAATCGATCTCAACCTCGCGCCGGGCTGCCACCTCATCCAAGCCACCGCGAAGTCCGCAACCGCCGTGTGGAACGTCTATCCCGCGATTCAGATTGTCATCGCCCGGCCCGGTAAACCTCTCAACATCACCGTCAAAGGAAAGTAACTATGGCCCTTCCGCAAGTCTCACTCAGCGCCGGCAAAGTCAACTGGACCCCGCCCACGACCGATAACACCGGCGCCGCACTCGTGCCGGCCGATACGCCCACCGGCTATGTCGTGGGCCTGCGCAGCCTCACAGCGGTCGGCAGTATCGCGGGCACCTATCCGATTCAAAGCCCACCCACGGCCGCTAATGCGGTCACCGAAGCCCTCACCGCGATCAACGCCACGCTCAAACCCGATGACTACGCGGTGAGCGTACAAGCGCAAAGTGCGAACGGACCATCGGACTGGGCGAGTGAATTTCAATTCACGGGAGTAGTTCCGGTCCCAAACCGCCCGACCAACGTTTCTGCCGGCTGATCTGCTGGATGCGACGTTGGTTACCGCGAAACTGCCAAATCTGCAAACGCTGCGACTGCTAGCCGCGGATGCGCCGGGGAACTGATGCCCGCGCCCGCTTCACTGTGGTGTCCGACCTGCGCAGAGCAGCGGCTGCACACGTGGAGCGGGATGCGCTGGGGCTGCGTGCGCTGCGGACACCTGTTCGTATCGGTCGTGGTCACCCCGCGATCGAATCCGGAAGCTACGGCGAAGTCCTCGAAGGGCGGGAAGGCGATGCGCTCGGGGTTCCTGCGGGGACTGAAGTGGCGGCACGCTTGACGGACGGCTCGAAATGAAGTGCAACAAGTGGATCCTCGGGGGAGATTGCCACCATTGCTACCTTCCAAGTCGTCGATGAGTTTGCGAACTACATAGCGACCGCAGGCGGTACGGCTGGTCCCGACTTGGATGCGGATACCTTCAAGGCCGCCCTCACCAACGTGGCTCCCACGAAAGCCGGCACGCAGGTACTGGCTGATATCACGCAGATTGCCGCTACGGGCGGTTACGCAGTGGTGAGTCTTGCATCCGTGACGTTTGCTGAGACGGGCGGTGGGACGGGGATCTGGCAGTTTACCTCGGCCGCCTTCTCCTGGACCGCCTCGGGTGCGGATTTCGCTACGGCTCGGTATGTCGTGATCTACGACGACACGGCCACGACACCCGCGAAACCGGTTGTGGGATACATCGACTACGGAACGACCTTTATCGTGACCAACGGCAATTCGCTCACCGTGACGCCGGGCGCCAACGGAATCTTCCGTATCACGGTCAATTGATGTATTTCCGGGGGAAAATATACGGCGGTTCCCCCGATGCGCTGGGAATTTCGGACGTCCCCCGCTTTTCAAGCGAGATTCAGATTCCGGAAGTGCCGTTCTTCACCAACTTCCCCAACACTGAAAACCCGCTGTCAGAAAACAATCGCTGGATCAACAACGGCGCTCCTGCCAACAGTTTCACGAAGTGTCGCTGTACCCCAGGGTTTGCCTTCGGCACCAACGTTGGCTCGGGCTTCGATGATTCCTACGACCACTTAAGCGGGTTCACGGCCAACTACTCCGTCACCGTCACTCTCAAGGTAGCGGGGGGCCTGCCGAACGATGGCAATAGCCGCGAGATCGAAATCATTCTGCGGCAGAACGAGGACGACTCTAGCGGAGTGAAGTACTACGAAGTTGACGCTGCCTACCTGGGCGCGATCACGGTCGTGCGCCTGGAAGGGGCGTCGGGCAGCTTCACGGTCTCAGGCTACAACGGCAATGCGCCGGGCGCCTTTTCCACCGGGGACAAGCTGCGCGCTTCGGTCTCGGGAAACGTGATCACGGTCGACTACGCGCCGGTGTCCACGGGCATTTTCGGCAATCTCGGATCGGTGAACGTGCTTACCGACACTGCGCTGGCCAACAACGGCAACAAACAGAACTACACCACGGGGCAGCCGGGGATCGGCTTCTTCATCCGGCCCGGTGCGAACAATACCGATTTCGGCATTTCCGACTGCACGGTGGCGAACATCTGATGCCCATCGTCGGCACGCCTACCACGAATACCAGCTCCGCGGGCACCTCGCTCAGCATCACGCGCGCCGGAGTCACTGCGGGCAACACGCTTATCTTCGCCGTGGGCTACAACGACACCTCGGGAGGCGCAGGCCCTCCGGCCACCGCCACCGATACGAACGGCACGGTATCGGTTGCCCTTAAACCTGCGGCTCAAACCGCGGGGGCCGTTTCCTGTGGTGTCGCGATCTTCTTTGTCCCGAACTGCAATTCCGGATCGCACACGTTTGCGATGGGCTCCATTGGCGGTGGGGGCACCCTGTATTCAGGGGGTGCGGTCATCGAATGGTCGGGCCTGACCAATACGCCGTTGGATCAGACCGCAGGACCGGGGACCTCGCAAGGCGCATCGACCACGACGGGCAATACGGGTACTTCAGCAGCGCTCTCGCAGGCGACTGAATTGGTCGTAGCGGTTCTGGCGATTGCTTCAGGGGCGGGGCAAGCCAACGCTGCCATTTCGACGGCGTCCAGCGGCTACACATCTGTCTTGACGCTGAACAATACATCCACAGGCCCAGGCGTGCAGATTTCTTACAAGGAACCTAATAGCACCGCGGGGCAGATCGCGACGTGGACGTGGTCCGTGGGCAGTCCGGATGCCACGCAGCTCTCGACCGAGCAGGGCCTGGCGACCTTTCTTGAAACCATTCCGCCCTTCGTGTCCTTCCTGCCGCTCTTGGGAGTGGGCTGATGTATCAGAAAATCAAACTCGTCGGAGGCGCGGGCGATATGGAGTCGGAAAGCACACTATCGTTCAGTCTCCTCGCGGCCAACACCAACAACGCCACGCTCGTGAAGGCCGGCCCCTCGGTCCTGTATTCGATTCACGCGGTGAACGTGAATGCCTCGCCGCGGTATCTGAAGTTCTACGACATGAAGGCCGCTCCCCAAGGGGGCGCGGGCACGCCGACTCGTCGCTATGCCATTCCGGGTAACGCCTCGGGTGCGGGCTTCGTATTGCAACCGGTGATCCCGATGAAGTTCGTGAATGGCATCGCTTTCGCGTTGGTCACTGGGGTTGCGGACTCGGATAACACCTCCCCGAGCGCCAACGATGTGATTCTGACCCTGGAGTACATCTGATGGCCAATGACGCCTTTGTTCAGGTCGCCGTCGATGGCGCGGGCAAGAAGATCGCGATGGATCAGGGCACGGACGCGTTCGGCAACACCGTGCTGCTGCAGAAGGCGCTCCTCGTCGGTGATCCGGCGGACGCCATGGCCCAGATGATGGAACTGCAGCGCCAGCAATTGGCGACGCTGCGCGCGATTCTTCGAGTTTTGTCTGACGTCTCCAATACACGCACTACGGAGGAAGACTACACCTCCACACCAGGAGTGAACTTCGATGGCTAACGCACCTGTTCTTGCAGTGGGCCCGCAGATTGGCTCGGATGGAGCGCTCATCGCACAGCGCGCCGGGCGTCTGGGGGATGCGATCGTCTCCGAACTGAACGGCCGCTATTACGAGCAGAGCGCTCGCGGGCGTTTGTTCCTGGCCACCGCGATCGTCACCGCGCCGGTCATCTTCTCGACCGCGGCCGGGACGGGGGGGCCGCTGATTTGGAATCCGTCCAACTCGGGAGTGAACGTCTCGGTGCTGGCGGTGCTGTGTGGTGTCACCGTCGTGACCACCGTGGCGGCGGCCTTGGGCCTCACCGGCAATACGGGCCAGACTTCCGCGCCCACCTCTACGACGACGATTGACTCGCGCTCGAGCGCGCTGATCGGCGGGGTGGCCTCGGCCTCGACTCCCTACCGTGTCGGCACGCCCTCGAACGCGGGCGGCTTCTTCCTCCCGCTGCTGGCACTCCACACGGGTGCGCTCACGGTCGACACCACCGATTTGGGGTTGATCGATGTGGGGGGAGCTGTGGTTTGCCCCCCTGGTGCGTGGGTCTCGATTGCGGCTTCAGCAACGGCCACCACCACCGTGGCGCAGCTCGGGATGCTCTACGCCGAAGTTCCGATCTGACGTGATCTGTGTGGGCGGACTTACGGAGCCTATGGGAAGCCCCGGCAGGGACTTCCCTTTCGCTGGCGATCGATACGCCGGGTTCCGTCACGCTCGACGGTCAGTCGGTCGCGCTGTCGCTGGGCCTCGCACTGGATGCCGGGGCCATTTCCTTCCAAGGTCAGTCGATCACGGCCTCTATAGGCTTGCCGCTGACCGCTGGATCGCTGACGGTCGTCGGTCAGTCGGCGACTTTCGCGCTCAATCTCGCCGCGACCAATGGGTCGATCACGTTGGACGGGCAGGCGATTCCACTCAGCCTGAGTGGAGCACTTGCGCTCGCGATCGATGCCCCCGGGACGTTCAATCTCACGGGCCAAACGGTCGATTTGACGCTCACGGGTGGCACCGACGCCGGTCGTCCACGCCGTCGAATACGCGAAATCTACCGCGTGACGGTCGATGGCGAAGTCTTCGAGTTCGCAAGCCTCGCGGAAGCCCTGGAGCTGTTGAACCGCGCCCAGGCTCTCGCCGCGCGCGTCGCTGCTCAGAAGGCTCGCCAAGCGACCGAGCGGGCTATCCCGCAGCGATCCCAGCCCACTCTTGCGCTTCCCCGCATCGCCGTGAACTCCAGGGATCTGCGTCCCGCGGTAACAGAAACCAAGCGCGTGATTGCCGAAACCTACCGCCGCGCTCTGGTAGATGCTGAGATCGCCGTCCTCATCGAACTCAAAACCCGCGATGAGCAAAACGAAGATGCAATGTGGCTCCTGATGTAGTAAGACTGTAATTAAGCGCATTCCACGCGGCACTGCCCGGGAAAGCCATCCTCATTTCCAATGGATGACTATCCCATGTCGCAGTACCTCGAAAACTCCAAACACGCCGCTGGAACGGCCGCTGTCGAAAAACATTTCGGCGGGGGCAATCAAGGTCAACGACCCGGGAGCGATTCGCTTCTAAAAGCGGCGCCCTACGGATCGGCTGACTGGAATCCCACTGTCAGCGTTCCCGGTGGCACCACGCAGGCTGGCCTTCAGAACACGGCCGTCACTTCGCGCGAGCGCAGTGAGTTCAATCCACCTGGACAGAGCCTGCCCCGCGAAACCGGGGTGAACTACAAACCAGCCGCGAATGCCGGTCATACCGTCACGCAGGATCCATTCCAGTTGGCGGACGGCTTTCCTGGGAATTAGATCGAGTCTCACCGTGAATTCAGAACAAGCGCGAATCAAGGCGCCTTGAGATGGCCTTCAAGAAAGGCCAGAGCGGCAATCCAGGGGGGCGGCCCAAGGAAGACAACGACGTCAAGCAACTCGCTCGCGAGCATTCCGAGGAAGCCCTGCAGCGATTACTGACCTGGATGCGCAGCGAGAACCCGAAAGCTTCGGTCGCCGCTTGTCAGGCCGTTCTAGATCGTGCGTACGGCAAACCCGCTCAAGCACTGATTGGCGGAGACGAGAACGATCCGCCGCTGAAGATCCAGCAGGTCAAGCGCGTGATCGTCCGTGCGCAGTCTTAGCCTCCCCACCGCCGAGGTCTTCGAGCCGCTCCTCGCGCCCGCTCGCTATAAGGGCGCGCATGGAGGTCGTGGGGGCGGCAAAAGCCACTTCTTTGGCGATTTGCTGCTGGAGGACTGTTTGGCCGAGCCCGGTATCAGTGGCGAGGGTATGCGCGCTGTTTGTATTCGCGAAGTGCAGAAGGATCTCGCGCAGTCGTCCAAGCTGTTGATCGAATCGAAGCTTGTCACGCATGGATTGCGAGAGGCCGATGGCTTCAAGGTGTTTCACGACCGTATCGAGACGCCTCGGGACGGCATGATCATTTTCAAGGGAATGAACGATTACACCGCCGACTCGATCAAGTCGCTGGAGGGATTCAAGCGTGCCTGGTGGGAAGAAGCGCAAACCGCGCGATTGCATTCGCTGAATATGCTGCGCCCCACGCTGCGAGCGGAAGGCGCGGAGCGCTGGTTTTCCTGGAATCCGCGTCGCAAGACGGATCCGGTTGACGTCATGCTGCGCGGTATTGAGAGGCCCACTGGGTCCGCCGTGGTGCGCGCGAATTGGCGTGACAACCCATGGTTGACACAGGAACTCAAAAGCGAGCGTGAAGACTGTCTGCGGATGCAGCCGGATCAGTATCCGCACGTGTGGGAAGGCGAATACATTCAAATCCTGGACGGCGCGTACTACGCGAAATACCTGAATACCGCCCGCCTGGCAGGACGCATGGGCAAGATCGGCGCGGACCCGTTGCTGACGCTGCGCCTGTTTTTCGATATCGGCGGGACGGGAGCTCGCGCAGATGCGGTCGCGATCTGGGCCATGCAGTTCGTGGGCAAGGAAATTCGCGCCCTGGACTACTACGAAGCGGTAGGACAGCCGCTCGCCACGCATCTGGACTGGATGCGCGGGCGAGGTTATAGCCCGAAGCGCGCTCAGATCTGGCTCCCGCACGATGGGGAGACGCACGACAAGGTTTTCGATGTCTCCTACGAATCAGCCCTCAAGGCGGCCGGCTATGACGTCACGGTGGTGCCGAATCAGGGCCGGGGCGCAGCAAAAGCTCGTATTGAGGCCGGCCGGCGCTGGTTTCCATCCATTTGGTTCAACGAAGATCCGACGCCAGAAGCTCCAAGCGTGAGTGCGGGACTGGAGGCTTTGGGCTGGTATCACGAGAAGAAAGACGACGTACGCGATATCGGCTTGGGACCCGAACACGACTGGTCCAGTCACGGCGCCGATGCGTTTGGTCTTGCCTGCGTCTGTGTAGAGCGCGTGTTCGCTGAGAACGCGCGCAATTGGAACAAACAGGTGACCTACCCCAAGCGAGCCATCGCATGAGCGCTGCAGACGTCATGAACCGGCTGAAAGAGCTGGAACACCGCGTGGCCGCTCTAGAGGCAAAGTGGGGGAAGTTGGAAGACTCTCCCGAGCTGGTACCTCACGAAGTGGGGGAAGTGCCCGTCAAACGCGGCCCCGGTCGTCCACGCAAGGTGCCGTTGAGTGGCTAGATCAGAAATCCGCGAGGACTTGGAAGACGTGGTTCGGAGGCTCATGGATGTGTACGAGGAATCCCGCGATGCTTCCGTGGAGCGCTGTAAGCGCCTCATCGGTCATACGCGATATGCGAAGAATTACATTCTAGTGGACACCGAAACCGGCTTGCAGGCGATCCCTCGCAGCGTTCTGCAACAGTGCATAGACAACGTTCACATGCAGACAATCCATCGTGGCTGAAGCTTCCCCCAGCGCACCGACCTCGGACTTAAGCGACGTCCCGCGCTTTGAGCCCAAGCCCATGGATGAGACCGCGCTCATTGCGGCCATCGATGACGCGGATAACCGGGCGTACGGGTCGAATCTGTCCAACCTCACCGCGCAACTCTCCGCCGAACGTGCGCTGAACATCGATCTGTATCTGGGCAAGAACGTGGATCCCGCGCCTGAGGGGCAGTCCAACGTCATCGATCGGTCGATATTTGAAACGGTGCAATGGATTCTGCCGTCGCTGTGTCGGATCTTCGCCAACGGCGATGACGTCGTGAACTTGGTTCCGAGTAACGAGGCCGACGTCGAGCCCGCGAAGCAGGAGAGCGCCTATCTCAACTGGCTCGTGACGCAGAAGCATCCCTGGTTCGATCTCTTTCTGGAATGGTCCACCGATGCCCTCCTGACCAAGAACGCGTATTTCCTGGTCTACAAGGACCGCAAGCGCACGGTCGAAATCGAGCACTACGAGGAGCAGACGCGTCTTGGCGTCGCCTACCTGCTCAATGATCCGCATTGCCAATTGATCGACTCGCGCAGCTATGAGGCGCCTGATCTGCCGCCCGATCCCGTGACGGATCCCGTCACCGGTCAGCCGATGGTGAATGAGCAAGGCCAGCCGCTCACACTCCCCGCCAAGCTCTATGACGTCGTGATTCGCCGCACGGGTGAGGGCAAGGATTTGTGCATTCGTGTCCTGCCGCCCGAACGGGTGAAAGTCGATCAGCGCGCGTTTTCCTGGCGGATCGATGAGCGCTGTAACTATTTCGAATACTGGGAAGAGACCACGCTCACCGAACTGCGAGAGCAGGGCTTTGACATTCCCACCGATATCGCGGATGACCCCGAACTCTATACGCAAGAGGACTACGCCCGCGATCAGTACGGGGAACGGCGGCTAGAGCGCTACAAACCCTCGGATCCGTCCATGCGGCGCGTGAAGGCGCGAATGATCTGGATTCGCGTGGATTACGACGGCGACGGTCAGGCCGAACTGCTGCAGATCATGCGGGTGGGGCGTCGGATCCTATACCAGGAAGAGGTGAGCCGTATTCCGGTCGCCTCGGGCGTGGCCTGCCCGCTCCCGCATCGCCATTTAGGGATTGCGGTCGCAGACATGGTGTCGGACATCCAGCGTATCAAGACCTCGATTCTGCGGCAGGGGCTGGACAACCTGTACCTCACGAACAACCCGCAGAAGATATTGGACGAAACGAAGGTCAATCTCGACGACGCGCTGATCTCGCGAGCGGGCGGCATTACCCGTGCCACCGATATCAATGCGATCCGTTACGAGGAGACGCCCTTCGTCTTTCCGCAGGCCGTGGCGGGCTTGGACTACATGTCACAGGTCGCGCAGAACCGCACGGGGGTGAACAACGGCTTTGCGGGCGTGGACTCGGCGCAGCTCAACAACATCCAGCCCGGCACCGTCAATCAGCTTTCGAGCATGGCGGCCGAACGCGTCGTGCAGATCGCGCGCGTGCTGGCCTTTGCCATTGAGGATCTGTTTTCGATCATCCACGAGCAAGTGCTCAAGATGGGGCACAAACGCGAATCGATGCAGATCGCGGGCAAGTGGGTGGAAGTGGATCCGGGCTCGTGGAAGAAGCGCACGGCCTTTAAGATCGCGGTGGCGTTTGCAGCCGGCAATAAAGACGCGCAGATCGGGCGACTGATGGCGCTTGCGCAGAAGCAGGTTGAGGCGTTGCAGCTCGGAATCCCGGTGGTGACGCCTGAGAACTACTACGTCACGTTGACCGAACTCACCAAGGCGATTGACTTCACGGCCACGGATCGCTTCTGGACGGATCCGATCAAGATGCCGCCGAAACCGCCACCGCCTCCGCCGGATGCCGTGCAGACGGCCATGATCAAGGCCGATAACGACCGGCGTATCAAGGCGGCCGAACTTACACAGCAGGAAGTCGAGAGCCGCCGCAAGGCCGAGATGGAGAAGTACGCCGTGGATTCCAACGTGGGCTTGGGAATCATCAACACGGTGCAGGATCACAGTCACCAGATCGCCATGCGGCATCTGGAAAGCTCCCACAGCGCGGTATTGGACACCCTCGGCGCCGAAGTCAAGAAGGCCACCGAAGGGGTGGGGTCTACGAGTGCGGCCCTGGATCGCGCGCATACCGCGCTCACTGAGCAGTCGCAATCCATCGGGGAGTTGCACAAGACGCTGGGCTCGATTGCGCCGGGTATCAATAAGGCCGTGGCGATTGCCACCGGTACCAAGCGCATTCGCAAGACCGACAAGGGCGAGATCGACGGGCTCGACATTCTCGATCCCGACGGCAACGTGATTCACCAGACCAAAGCGGTGAAGGATGCGCACGGTCGCATCATGGGGATGCAATGAATACCATCGAACGCGCTCAGCGCGCGCAAGCGCTCCTCAGCGATCCGATGCTCGAGGAAGCCTTTCAGCTCACGCGCCTACGGTTGATTGAAGGGCTCGAAGCGCTCCCTACGCACGAGACCGAGAAGGCCGAGGACTTCAGGAAGTGCCTGAAGATGCTGAAGGGCGTGCGAACGAATCTAGAGAGCGCGGTCAACAGCGGCAAGCTGGAACAGTTCCGGCTGGATGAAGCCGTTGAGCGCAAGAAGAATCCACTACGGGGTATTTTCCGATGAGTACTGAGAGTCAGACCCTCGAACAGACCAACGAAGGCGGCCAGTCCGTCGAGGACAGGATCCTGTCGCGGCTGGGAGGTCTGCCCGGCCCTGAGAAAACCGAAATCGGTCAGGACGAAACCGAAATCGGTCAGGAAGTCATTGACGACGGCTTCGATACCCTCGACTGGGACGGCCAGACCATCAAAGTGCCCAAGGGCTTGAAAGAAGCCGTGATGCGCACTGACGATTACACGCGCAAAACACAGGAAGTCGCCGAACAGCGCCGCTCGCTGGATCAGATGCGCGAACTCGCGCAGACCCGGCAGTTGGAGGCGGCGTTCTCAGACTCTATTTCTGATGAGCGCCGCGAGATCTCGGTGATCGATGCGTATCTGGCGCAGGTTTCCAAGCTCGACTGGGCGCAGATGTCCGCCGAGCAGATGTTGAGACAGCGGCTCGAGATGGACCAAATTCGGGATCGCAAAGCGACCCTCGAAAAGTCCGTCGGCGAGAAGCGCTCCAAGTTTACAGGTGACATGCAGGCCAAGATCCAGGAGTTACGCGGAAAGTCCAAAGAACTGGCGTCCAAATCGATTCCCGGCTTCAGTGAGGAGACCGAAAAGGGCATGCGCGACTACGCGAAGTCCGAAGGTCTTACCGAGGCTGAGATCGACAACGTCCTTCTGGACCCGCGCTCCTACAAAGTGATCTGGAAGGCCATGCAATTCGACAAGGTGAAAGCCGGCACTCAAAAGGTTGCCGCAGCCACTGAGCGGGTGCTTCGTCCTGGCGCTGCCGGCGAACGCATGCCCGCTGCCACAGCCGAAAAACTCAACTTCCAGAAGGCGATGAAAGCCGCGGGGAACAATTCCAACGCGAAAGCTCGCGTGATCGAGCAGCGCCTGATGGGGGTTTTTGCAAAGAGTAAGTAAATGACTGTTTTGACTGGAACGACCCAGGTCTTCGGCGTGACCTCTGCGGGAGGTGTGCGCGAGGATCTGGAAGATGTCATTTGGGATCTATTCCCTGAGGACACTTGGGCGGTATCGAACTTCGACAAGGTCGATGCCACGGCTACCACACACGAATGGCTCGCGCAGCAGTTGGCGGCGGCGAGCTCGAACATCGGAGTGGAGGGTGACGACGCCACGTTCACCTCACTCACCTCGCCGGCACGCTTCGGGAACTACCTGCAGATCATGAGCAAGACCTTCCTGGTGTCCGACACCTTGGAAGCGGTCAAGAAGGCGGGTCGCGGGTCCGAAGTCGCGCGCGGTGCCATGGTGAAGATGCGCGAGCTCAAGCGCGATATGGAATTCACCGTGACCGGGAACGCACTCGCTTCAGCGGGGGCGGCGGGTACGGGTCGCTCCATGTCGGGTATCGAAAACTGGATCGGCGGCTATCTCAAGAACGCGCTGGTGGGGACGACCGCGACGGCCTCCACGGCGGTGACGATCTCCACCAGCACCGTGGCGACGACGCCTTCGGCGGCTTCCGGTATTCCCACGACCGCGTTGACGGACGGCACCGCGAACACGCTCACGGTGACCGCGTTGAACCTCGCGCTGCAGGGCGCTTGGAGCAACGGCGGCAATCCGTCGGTGGTGCTCTCGACGGCTAAGAATAAAGCGCTGATCGATGCTTTCACCTCCATTGCCACGCGGTTCGTGGACGTGGATGCCTCGACTCAGAGCCCGATCATCGGGGCAGCCAATGTGTATGTGTCGGACTTCGGTCGGCACACCATTGTCCTGCACCGCTATATGCGGGATGTGAACGTGCTGTGTCTGGATCCCAACTACTGGGCGCTCGCCTTCCTGCGACGTCCGATGGCGCGGGAACTCGCTCGCACGGGTGACGGTACCAAGTACCAGATCATCACCGAGGCAACACTGGTGGCGCGTAACCCCCAGGCTTCGGCGAAAGTCGTGGGTTGTGCCTGATCTACTGGGCCAGGACTCCCACTGGCCCTTCTCGGGGGGTTCATGAGCGATTTCTTTGAGATCGATCCGATCACCGGGATCAAGACCGATTGGAAGTGGAATGAGAACGACCAGCAGTACACGCTGATTCGCACGGCGGATGCGGAACCCGTGCTCGACTACGCCAAAGCGGTGAGTAACGAGGTCGGGATGAATCGCGAGGACATCAAAAAGGGCTGGTGGCTCTACGCGAAAGTGCCACCCATCGTCATCGTGCAGATGCGGGCCAAGGGCATCAATATCTTCGATCACACCCACCAAAAACGGATGTTCGAGGAGATCAACGCCTCGTACCCGCACCTGAAATGCACCACGGGGAAGGAATTCGGCACACCCAAGCAGGTGTTCCTTGGATAAGTACCGACAGCTCGAGGAGTGGAGCGAGGGGCCGATTGAGAACTTGAAGCGCGCCTGGCTCACCTGTCAGGAGATGCTGATTCAGGATCCGAAAGACGTCCGCGCGCTGATCACGGCCTGTTTCATTGCTCGCCGACTGCAATTGCTCCCGCAGGCGTACCACTTCGGACGTTCCTGTGTGGAACTGTACCCGGACGAGCCCATCGGTTGGATCAACCTCGGGCATGCGTGCGCGGAGTTGTGGTTGGTCCAAGAGGCTGAAGGGTACTACCAGAAAGGCTTGACGCTCTCCAAGACGCGTCAGAATCAACTGGCAGCGCTCCTGAATCTCGGGGCCATGTACGTCGATAACGGCTTGTTCGAACGCGGAGAGGCCGTGACGCGGGAGATTCTGAAGATCGATCCCGAGCACTCGAAAGCACTCGCGAATTTGGCGATCTGCCAGCTCGCTCGGCGGGACTGGTCGGGTTGGGCCGGCTATCACCGGCTGATCGGCACGCCGTATCGCACCAAAGTGCAGTACCGGGATGAGCCCGAATGGGATGGGACGCCGGGCAAGACCGTTGTGCTCTACGCGGAGCAGGGCTTAGGCGATGAAATCAGCTTTGCCTCGATGATCCCGGATGCCGCCGATGTCTGTCGCAAGGTCATCTTCGACTGCGACGGACGGCTGGAGCATCTATTCCGCCGTTCCTTTCCGCACGTCACGGTGTATGGGACGCGGATCAAGGAGGAGAAGTGGGCGAAAGAGGACTGGAACTTCGATTGCAGTCTGCCGGTGGGTCAGTTGGGCGAATTCTTCCGCACCACCGATGAGTCATTTCCCGGCACGCCATATCTGAAGCCCTGTCCGATTCGTAGATCCATGTGGCGCGAACAATGGACGAAGCCAGCGATTGGCATTGCGTGGACCGGCGGGGTGTCGCGGACGAATGCTCGGAATCGTCGAATCACCCTCGAAGACCTATTGCCGCTCCTACAGTTGGATGCGCACTTCGTGTGCTTGCAATACAAGGACGCGAAAGCGGATATCGATATGTTCCACGTGGAACATCCTAACATCGATCTCACGCAGTATCCGTGGGCCACGCTCACCGACGATTACGATGATACGGCCGCTTTAGTGGCCTCCCTCGATTACGTCGTGACCATTCAAACAGCGGTCGCGCACACCGCAGGTGCCTTGGGAGTCCCGGTCTCGGTGCTCGTCCCCACCGCGACCAGTTGGCGTTATGGCACGCACGGCGACTGCATCCCCTGGTATCGATCCATGAAAGTCATTCGGCAATCACGCGACGGGGACTGGAGAGGTGAAATTGAACGCGCAACCCAACATGTCCGCGCTCATCTCGGACAACTACCGCCAGGAGCAGGAGAGACTCCACGACACCGGACGTTACGGGGTGGCCTCCATCTCGTACGCCCCAATGGTCTCGCAGATCATCGAGAAGATGGGGATCACCCATCTCCTTGACTACGGCTGCGGCTCGCAGGTCAATCTCGCCAAGCATCTGAAGGTCAAAACGAAGCTTACCTACCAGGCGTATGACCCTGGTGTGCCGCGCTTCTCCAGGGCGCCCTTGCCGGCACAGATGGTGGCCTGTATCGATGTGTTGGAGCATATCGAGCCGGACTATCTGGAAACGGTGTTGAATGACCTGTGTCGCCTCACGGAAGGCGTGATCTTCCTGACGATCGATACGGCGCCTGCGGTCAAGACGCTCTCAGACGGGCGTAACGCGCACCTGATCCAACAGGATATGGAATGGTGGGTCCCTAAGCTCTGGGAGCGCTGGACACTGCAGACGATCCAGATGACCGGCGAGCATTCGTTTCTCGTGATCGGGCAAGCCAAAGCGCATATCGAAGACCTGGAGGGGAAGGCGATTGTCTAGGTCGATCCGCATCTTTGTCGGATATGACGCCCGCGAGGCCGTGGCCTATCACGTGTGCTGTCAGTCCATTTTGGAGAAGGCTTCCATCCCCGTGGCTTTCCTGCCGCTCACCACTCCGGACCAGCGCGGGGGATCGAACGCCTTCACGTTCTCGCGTTACCAGATTCCGTTTCTATGCGATTTCAGCGGCTGGGCGCTCTTTATCGATGGCGACATGGTGATCGATGAGGACATCGCGAAGCTGTGGGAATACACGTCCGTGTACTACAACAAAGCGGTGGCGGTGGTGAAGCACGATTACCAGACACGACATGCGCGCAAGTATGTAGGTTCGGCGATGGAATCGAAGAACGAGGACTACCCGCGCAAAAATTGGTCGTCCGTCGTGCTGTGGAATTGTGCGCACTTTTCGAATCGGGTCTTGATGCCGGAATACCTCCAGGATGCGCCGGCTGCCTATCTGCATCGCTTTCAGTGGCTGGAGGACAAGGACATCGGGGAATTACCCATGGACTGGAATTACCTGATGGGCGAGTACCCGCCGCATTCCCCGAGCCTTTACCACCACACCCTAGGCATCCCCGCCTTGCGGCATTACAGCCAGGATTACGGCTCATGGAAGTGGCACGGCGCTTTGGTCCGAGCGTTGCAGTGTGCGGGTGAAACGCCTTCGCAGTACGTCAAGCGCGCCGAAGAAGCGGTAGGGGAGGGCACGTGAATTTTTCGAACTATGCGGATTTTCGTAATAAGGTCCAAGTGATGCTGGACGGCGATGACATCTCGACGTCTGACCTGTCCGTGGCCGTGCTCGATCTCATTATCGGCGCGGGCGAACAGCGTCTCTACCGGGAACTGCGGTCGTCTACTCAAGAAGTCGCGCTTTCCGTCACGACGACCAACAACCTCGCCGCGTTGCCGGCCGACTTCCTCGAACTCAAGGGTGCGCCCTACGTGGCGAAGAAGATGGCCGCGACTTATGCGCCGTGGGAAGTGGTGAACAACGCCATTCAGACGCAAACCACGACGTTCATCGCCTCGAATCCGATCCTGTACACGTTTCAATCTGACAGCCTGTTGTTCTTCCCCGCCCAGCCCGACGGCACGACCATCACGGGTACGTATATGAAGCGGTTCCCGGACCTCTCGACCGGTCTGAACGCGCTGTTCACGCGTCACCCGGACCTCTTTCTCTATGCGAGTCTCGTGGAATCGGCGGTATTCGTGGGCGAATCCGAACGGGGCCCGGCGTGGGAGTTGAAATACACCTCTCTGGTCATGGCGGCCAATGAACAGGAGCGGCGCCGTGTCACGCGAGGCAGCAAACTCCAGACGCGCGTCGCATGAAGATCCCGTTTCTAGGCCAAGCGTATCAGTCGCGCTCGCCGGTCTTGGCGAGCCAGACGGCGATCAATATCTTTCCCGAGATGACCGAGGGCAACTCGGATGAGGTGGGCGCGTTTCTAGGCTCTCCGGGGTTGATTCAGAAATTCCAGGGCAGTGGCGAGGTGCGCGGGACCCATACCGCAGGCGGCTATCTGTGGGCGGTCATTGGTTCGACGGTCTGGCGGATCAATAGCAGTTACGTCGGTACGAATGTCGGGACGCTGCCCAGCTCGTCGGGACGCGTGTCGATCATCCACAATGAAACTCAAGTCGCGATTGCTCACGCCACGGGCTGGCACTGGATTGCCTTTAGCGGAACGACGATTGCAGCGGTGAGTGGCGCGCCCAGCAATTCGATCCTGACCTATCAGGACGAATACGGGCTCTATACCGATACCGGTGGGCTGTTTGGAATCACGGCGCTCGCGGATCTCTCCACGCTCGATCCCTTGGACGTCGCCGACGCGGAAGGGCTACCGGACAACTTGGTCTCCATCATCTGCGATCACCGCGAAGCGTGGCTCATGGGTGAGGAGTCGATAGAGGTCTGGGCCAATACGGGCGCGGCACTCTTTCCATTCGAGCGCAATCCTGGCGGTCTGATCGAACAGGGCTGTGCGGCCGCGCGGTCACCGACCAAGATGGACAACTCCGTGTTCTGGCTGGGCCGCGATAGTAACGGCCAAGGGGTGGTGTATCGCTCCAACGGATACCTCCCGATTCGCATTTCCACGCATCCGATTGAGTACGCGATCAACAAGTACTCGGATATCTCGGATGCCATCGGCTTCTCGTATCAGGAAGAGGGCCATCTCTTTTACTGGCTTACCTTCCCGACGGGGGATGCGAGCTGGCTATATGACGTCGCGAGTAAGGGCTGGCATCGGCGTACGTGGCTCGACCCGTCCGGGTTGCTCCATCGTCACCGTGCGAACTGCTATGCGACGTTCAATGGCAAACACTTGGTGGGTGATTGGCAGAACGGCTGCATCTATCAGATGGATTTGGACACGTATACCGACAACGGGGATGAGATCTACCGCGAACGCGCGTGGGATCTGCCGGAATACGAAAACCAGCGCATTCGTTTGGACAAACTCCAGATCTTCGCAACCATTGGTGATGGGGCTTCGCCGACCGATCCTACACCGGTGAAACTGTGGCTGCAGGTCTCCCGCGATGCGGGCCGCACATTCGGCTACCAGCGCATCATTCAGACCGGGGCCATTGGTCAGACCCGGGCGCGTGCGATGTGGCGACGCATGGGGACGGCGCGTAATCCGGTCATGCGACTCGCCACGACTATGGCGAACCGGATCCACTGGGTCGCGGCCTTCCTGGACGGGGAGGTGTTGAAGACATGACCGTGCTCCTGCGTCGTGACATTCCTGTATTGGACGGCAACGGTCACTTCAATCGCGACTGGTACAACGCGTTGATCAATACTCAGAAGTCCACGGATGGGCTCGTGAGCGGTGTCACGATCTATACGGACGTCGGTGTGGTCAATGCGATGCAAATCCAAACGGGGTTGGCTCCAGCGGCACTGATTCGCAGTCTCACCCGGTACGTCAAACCGGCTTTCACGAATACCTCGACCGCCGTCACGCTGAACGATACGGGTACGGGCGCGAAACCGGTGAAGCTGGGCGATGGATCGTTACCGGCGGTGGGGCAGATTCAAGCCGGCGTGACGCTGCAGTTGCAATACGACGGGGCCGCGTGGGAGATCCTGAATCTCTCGACCGCCGATCAGACGATTCCTGGAAATGTCACGGTGGGCGGTAACGCCACGGTGGACGGTAACGAACACGTCGTCGGCACGTTGCAAGTGGACGGGCTCGCCACGCTGAAAACGGTGGATTCGACGGTCGTGGATGAGGCGGCGAACGCGTTGCCCATCGGCTTCAAAGGTAAGCCGCAGGTCATTCAGAACGCGCACGCGAGTTTCGCGCTCTCCGACCGCTCGAAACACTGGTATCACAGCGATGGCAGCGCCTACACCTGGACGATCCCGGCCAATGGGTCGATAGCCTTTCCCGTGGGGACGGAGATTGACTTGGTGTGCGCGGCTTCAGCGGCCGCGAGTATCACACTTGCCATCACTACTGACACGTTGACGTGGCTCCCTACGGGTGGGACAGGATCCCGAACGCTCGGCCAGTATGCGCGGGCGAAGCTCATCAAAGTCGCTGCGACGCGCTGGACAATCGACGGGGTGGGCATCACATGACGCCTTCAAGGGATGCGGCCTTCCTCAATCGGGTGGTGAACGACGCGACGGTCTTTCGAGGGGCCACGCTCGGGATTCTCACGGATCCGGTGGACATGACGCCGCTGCTGGCTGACGAGCGCAACCTGTTCCTCGCCAATGAGCACGGCGGCTTTCTGCTGATCGACAAAGGCAGCGGGATCTACGAGATCCACACGCAGTTTTTGCCTGAGGGACGGGGGAAGTCCGCCATCGTGGCGGGACGTGACGCAATGAAGTACATGTTTAGTGAGACCCCGGCTCGAGCCCTGATGACGTTCTGTCCGCTCGACAATCCGCAATCGGCGTTTCTAGCGCGGGCGTGTGGAATGAAGCGGTTCAAGACGGTGACGGAACTCGGAGTGAAAGGGGATATGTACACGATCACCAAAGGGGACTGGTCATGCCTGCCGTCATCCCGATAGTTGCCGCCGTCGCGGGCGGGTTGATTGCAGCGAACGGCGCTGAAAGCGCAGCGAATACGCAGGCTGGCGCAGCGAACAATGCAACCCAAGTCCAGTGGAACGAATACCAGCAAAATCGCACCGATCAGGCCCCATGGCGGGCGGCCGGCGGTCAGGCCGTCAACGCGCTTTCGCAGTGGTATGGGTTGGGTGGAGTCGGTAATCCTCTCCAGCCTTCTGGGACGGCTCCCCCCTCTGCGGCACCCTCACCCATGCAGACCACGGGTGCTCCCGGCGTTGCGATGGGGCCTGACGGTCATCCCGCGCCCCCAGGCTACGCGTGGGTACCCAATGCTTACGGCGTCCCACAGCTCCGGCCCGCCGGTAGTTCGGGCGGTTCAGGCTACGCACCCACGCCTCAAGGCGGCATTCAGCAGACGTTGGCGGCGCCTGCGAGTACGCCCGCTGCTTCAGGAGGTGCTCAGAGCACCCCGGATTACAACGCTATTCTCTCGGGACTTCCCGGCTACCAGTTTCAGCTTGCGCAGGGCCAGCAAGCGGCCGAACGCAATCTTTCCGCTGCGGGACTTCTCAACTCGGGGGCGGCCGGCAAAGCGCTCACGCAGTACGGGCAAGGATTGGCTTCGAACTACGCCACACAGTACGTCAATGGGCTGCAGAGCCTGGCGGGTTTGGGTCAAACCTCGGTACAGGCTACCGGTGCGGCGGGCGCGAATGCCGCCAATCAGATCGGCCAGAACTACTTGTATGCCGGTAATGCAGCCGCGACCGGAAGCGTGGGAACGGCCAATGCGGTGAACGCGGGTCTGCAGGGACTGGTGAGTTCATACGGCCAATACCAGACGCAGCAGAATCAGCAATACAACCAGCAGTACGACAATCTCCAGCCGTTCTATCCGAATCAGCCCCGGATGTACGAGCCGCCACCGGATACCGGCACCACGACGTATTACGGGGGGCCGTGATGGCTGATTTCTACCCCGCCGCACTCCAGGTTCAACAGCCCGATATCTATGGGGCGTATCTGCGCGGCCGAATGGCGCCCTTTCAGCTCCAACAGGCCCAACAACAGACTCAAGAGGGCGGTCTGCAGCTCGATCAGTTGCGGCTGGCCCTGCAGAACCAGCAGACCTATCGCGATGTCGCAGTCAACGCGCTACAGCAACAGGGCGCACTCCCCGGTGGCCAACCACCTACTGGAGCACAGAACGCGAATACCTCTGCGGGAGGCGTCCAGAACGGCCCGCAGGGCTCGGTGAGCGCTCAACCCGCAGGCAACGTGAGCAGCATGGCGCCCTCGACGCTCATGGCGCTGGAGTACTTGAAGCCCGGCGGGGGCGACCCGCTCAAGACCGCACAGGGCGTTCAGGAGTATCAGATCAAGCAGCGTCAGTTGCAGGTACAGGGACCGATGGCCCTCGCGGAGACCGTATCGAGTTCACCGCAGGCGGACGTGCTGATCCGCAATAATCCAGGGTTGCAACAGCAGTGGATGCAGATCGCGCCGCAGTTGGGGTTAGATCCGTTTCGCGATCTCACGCCCGCGAACGCCCGTAAAGCCGCTGTATTCGGTTACAACCAACTTGCGGGCTCCGCAGGGCTGCCGCCGAAGCCGATGCCCAATCCCATGGAGACGCTCCCGGGTGCCTTGGGATCGGTCTATCAGCGCGATCCGATGAGCCAGAAGATCACGCAAGTCAAGGGCGAGGAACCGCTCAAGGATGTGATCGGATCGAATGGATTGCCAACCAACCAGCGGGCATCCGAAGCCGAGGGTAAACAACCCTTCAATCAGTCCATTTTCGGGGCTTCAAACCTATCCGATCAGGCGAAGGAATTCGCGTATCAGTCCTTTGTGGCCACAGGGAAAATGCCCGCGAATTACGGCCGTAATCCGGCGATGCAAGCCTCGTTGATGGACTACATCAGTAAGCGCGCGGCATCAGAGGGGAACAGCGCGGCATCGATTGCCGCAAAAGGACAGGCGTTCACCGCCTCTCAGGGCGTGGTGAACGATTTCACCAAAGGCAAGAGCGCGCAAGCGCTGAATGGCATCAATACCGCCGTACAACACATGACGGCGTTGGATCCACTCATCGATGCCCTTGGTACCAACGACGTTAAGGTTGTCAATCGCGTGTCGAACTTCTTCAAGGAGCAGACGGGGCAGGCCGCGCCGACGAATTATGCCGCCCTCAAAGAATTCGTAGGGGGTGAAGTGGCCAAGGCGGTCCTTCCCGGTGGCGGCGGTGAGAAAGAGCGCGAGGCATTGACGGCACCTTTGAATGCCGCCAACAGTCCCGACCAGTTGAAGCAGGCGGTGCAGACCATCAAAACCGCACTGGCGGGCAAGACCGAGGCGCTGCGTAATCAGTGGGACGTGGGGACGATGGGGGCACAGGGTAACTTCGACAAGTTCCTGCTCCCCGAGACCAAGAAGGCACTCGGGATTGCCGATACCTCGGCCACTACAACGGCGCCAGCGGGCGGCAAAACCGTCTCGGCCGCTCAGGTCCATGACTATGCCGTCAAGCACAACTTGACCGACGCCGCCGCGACGGCGCACGTCAAGGCTAGTGGATATATGGTGCAATGAGCGACAACCCGCTCGACTCGTTGCCACCGCCGAATCCGCTGGATGCGCTTCCCCCGCCCGCGGCGGGGCCCGCTGCTGCGCCGTATTCCTTCGGGCAGTTCCTTAAGGAAGCCGGGAGTGAGCTGATCCGCGCGCCAGTCAAGGCGATCTCCGGCATCCCGCTCATGGCGATGGATACGGGCGTGGGGATTCGCAATCTCGTGACCAACATCTCGGAAGGCCACTATCCAAAGTTGAATGACTTCAACCCCTTTCCTAACACGGGACCGAAATCGCCCACGCCCTATGAGATGCCGTCCACGACGTTCAATCGAACGCTGGATCAATATACGGTGGCGCCCACGGGGTTTCTGGGCAAGGGCTCAGAGTTTGTCAGTACAGCGATGCTGGGCTCGCAACTCCCAGCACCTCAGGGCGTGGGCACAGTTCAGGGCGCTGTCAAATCGACATTCGGGGGAACTTCGGAAGCCTCGGGGCTCGCGCCAGCGAACTTTGCGCCCGCAGCGGACATGCTCAAGCGTCAAGTGCTGGAGAAATCTCAGAACGCCGGCTATGTCGTGCCGCCTTCCACGGGCAATCCGTCGTTCATGAATCGCTTGCTCGAGGGGGTTTCGGGGAAGCTCAAACTTCAGCAGGAAGCTGCCCTGCGTAACCAAGCTGTGACCAATGAACTCTCCGCTACGGGGATCGGTCAAGCTGCGGGCTCGCCCATCACGCAAGGCGCACTGAGCGCGATTCGCGATGAGGCCGCGCAGAAAGGATACGAACCGATCAAAGGCATCGGGCAGATCATCGCCGATGCGCAGTACGGGAAAGACTTGGATAGTCTCAACCAGGCCGCGCAGGGAGCGGCTAAGAGCTTTCCGGGAATCAACCCGAGCAATGACATCGATAACATCGTTGCCGCGCTCAAACAGCCTGCGTTCGATTCAAAGGATGCCGTGGATGCGATTCGCTTCCTGCGTTCGCAGGCTGATGATGCGTTTCGGTCTGGATCGGCTTCGCAGGGACAAGCCTATAAGGGCGCGGCTCAGGCTATCGAGGATCAGATCGAGCGACATCTCGTCAATCAGGGCGACAGTGGATCGGCAATGCTCGCCGCTTTTCGCAATGCGCGCACGCAGATGGCGCAGACTTATACGGCAGGTCGTGCGCTCGTGGGGGAAACAGGAGACTTTAACGCGCGGGCCTATGCGTCCGAGTTAGCGCGGAATAAACCGCTCATCGGGGATCAGCGAACGATCGGACAATTCGCTACCGCCTTCCCCAAGGCAGCACGTCTAACACAGGAATCCTATCCCTCGATTTCTCCGTTGGATGCGTACGGCTCAGCGATTGCTTCAGCCGCTTCAGGGAGTGCCGCACCTCTGATGATTCCCCTGACGCGTATCGGAATTCGCGAATACCTGCTTTCTGGAGCGGGCCAGGCGAGAGCGTTACCGCCGATGACAGGGGCTGCGCCACAGACGCTGGGCGGACTGGGCTCGCTAGTCCCGGCGTACTTTGCGCAATAGGTTCTCTACTGCGCCGTACGACAAGATGGCTACAAAAATCCCTAATCCCGGGTGGATCGCGAAGGCGCCGAAGATCAGAAGCGCGGCGATGCCAATAATCAAGAAAGCTCGCATGAGGGAAGTATACCTGTGAGCGCACCGATTCTCTTCCCGCCGCTGTTTCGGGCGTTTGACTCCGCCGGCAATCCCCTCGCGGGCGGCCAGCTTTTTACATATGCTGCCGGCACCACCGCCCCGCAAGCGACCTATTCGGACGATGCGGGCACGGTGCAGAACACGAATCCGGTGATCCTGGACACTACGGGATCCGCAGTGGTGCGTCTCGGCGCCTCCGCCTACAAGTTCGTCCTCAAAGACGCAGGCGGTTCGACGCAGTGGACGGTCGATCACTATTTGGGGGTGAGTGATAATCCGACCCTCACTACGCTTACCGTATCGGGCCTCTCGACGCTCGATAGCATTCACGCCTCGTCTATCGCGGTCACCGGAACCGGAACCTTTGGGGCACTCAGCGCACCGGGAATACCTCTCGCGGCGATCAAATCGAGCGATGAGCCGCGTAGCAATACCCAGACTTATGCGAACGATTCGGCTCTCACGCTGACACTCGGTGTCGGCACCTATGAGATTGAAGCCGCGCTGTTCTTCAATTGCACCACGACGGGAACGCAAGGCTTTAAGGCGAAGTTGACAGGAAGTGCGACGGCGACTGGACTCGGGGTCCTCGCGTACTATGCCAATAGCGTTTCTACGCCGGTTCCCGCGCTCAATACCTACAACAATGCGTGGTATGCGGGGCAGGCGGATCTGGCCGGTAGCACGACCGACTACGTCCAGTTCCGGGGCACCCTGATTGTGACCGTGTTAGGCACGGTTACGATCCAGTGGGCGCAAAACTCGGCCACCAATCAGGCCAATAACACGACGCTCTACGCGGGCAGTCGGTTGGTGGCGGTGCAACTCGCATGACGATACCGATTCCGTTTCTTTTTGTTCCGACCTTCCGCGCGTTCGACACGGCCGGTAATCCCTTGGCGGGCGGCTTTCTCTATACCTATGCCGCCAACACCCTGACACTGCAAACCACGTGGAGCGATGCGCTCGGCGCCACTCCGAACAGCAACCCCGTGGTGCTCGATTCAACGGGCTCTGCGACGGTGCGGTTGAGTTCAGCCGCCTATAAGTTCGTGTTGAAAGATGCCTTGGGTACGACGCAATGGACGCAAGATTTCTATCAAGCGAGTTATCTGGGGCAATCGGACATCGTGACCTTATTGGGGGTTGATCCGATCCAGCGGCAGACGGCGGCCGAGACGGCTGCCGGGGTGACCCCGCTCAATTATGCTTATGAGCCCGGCGATTTGCGGCGTTACGCCACCTTTGTCACCGGGGGAGGCGATGTCACCACGGCGCTAGCGAACAATGCTTCCCAGGCCCAGCAAGCCGGGGGTGCTGCGATTTATATCCCCGGCTCCATGGGGGCACTTACTGTTACAGCAGGCGTGACATTCACTTCGCCGGTCAAGATGCACGGGGATGGCTACCAGCAATCGCAGATCTCGACTTCCAATGACATCACCAT